CAACCGGTGCTGTAGTTGGAGCTTCTTCTACTTCATCAGATGGGTTTAACCATTGTAATAAAGCTTCCTTCATTTCCTCATAAGGATACTTTTTAAAGATAGTTAACGGCTCAGGCTGGGTCTGTAACCATTCTTTTACTTCACTAGCATCTGTAGATAAAGGAGTAATTTTGGTACGTACACGAACTGAAGTTTTATTATAAGCACGACCTGATTGATCAGGACCAACAGTATCGATTGTTAAATCGCGACCTTCAATCGGATCAGTAAAATCACCTACATCTTCGTCTTCTAGAATAGCTAGAAGTTCCATGTATACCTCCTTTCCGAACTCCCATAAGCGAACACCTTTGTCTTCTTCGCCTCGAACCACAACAGGAGCGAATACTCGCATCTTAGGTTGCAATTTCTTAGCTAGTTGCCAGTTCTCTTTATCATTACTTTTGCTAATTTGAGCAGCAAATTCAACGATAGGATCTTTTTCTTCGAAGTTAACCAAAGAGATCATTGTACGAGAGCCGATGCCGTAGTGAAAAAATACCTCTTTAAAAGGCCATGATTTGTTGTAAGCTGAAGGAACCATTCGTACTGAATGTTTACCGATAGCTGGTTTCCAGAGGATAGTAGAAAAGTCTTTCTTACCTCCGCCTTGTTTTTGCTGCAATGATGCTAGCTTGTTTTTGATTAGATTTAAATCCATTTGCGTAACTTTTGATTAATAGTAATTCTTAAATATAGTAAATTAAACTATAAGTTCCAACTACTTTTAAAAAAAAATTAAACTGATACGATTTTGTTGATTTTGGTCTCTAACTTTCTTAAGTCTGTACCTTGAGTTAAAAGAACTGTGTTCTTAAAATCAGGCCATTCAATCTTGTAGTTAGAATCTACAACCCCGCCGTTTAATTCTTTAATTAAAAGATTAAGAGCATTTATAGTATAAAGAGTATTCGTTTCTTTTTTACGATGAAGTAATATCGTATTTGGAATGATTTTTGAATTCGAGTTATTCGGATCAATATTATAAGTACATAATAGCTCGTCGCTATCCTTAGCCTCTAAAATAAAAATCTTACTATAAAGGATAGAATAATGAGATTTGATGTTCTTAAGGGTATCTTCTAATCCTTCTTCTGAAGTAAAAGTGCAGAATAACTTATTCATTATATCTTGAAACGTGTATGTTGTATCCATTATAAATAGTTGGTTTTAACTAAACAATCGTAGTTCTTTCCGTATTTAGTTTTTGATGTTAAATTAAAATCGTTAATAATATTCTTTATCCCTAGTAGTATATCCTTCTTATCCTCAGTTGAAAAGTCTATTAAAAACGAATCATACACGATTAATGATATAAAGCTCTTTTTATTTTCTAGTAGTTTATTTACTTCCTTTAATATAAGAACATTACTTTTAGTTTCCAAATTTTGTATAACATAATTAAATAATTTCTGAGGATTTAAGTTCTCATTTTTATCTTTATGTAATATTCTTCCGGTAGGTAATTTAATATTACCCTCTAATTTGAATAGATTCCATAAGCTCCATATATATTCTTTAATCTTTTGAAAGAATTCTATATGTTCATATTCTTTATCTATTCCTCCGTAAATCTGTTTAAACGTAATAGTTTTAGATTGCTGGTATTCTTCTTCAGATATTTCTTCTTTATCGAAGTATAATCTCCCTAATATAGTATGTATTGATTCTTTATTATCTAAATGATAACCAATTAGATCAGCAATTAACCTTAAGTGATATCCATCAAAGTCAAATTCGATAAACATATCGTTTAACGGATAAAAGCTCTCTCTACATTTATTATCTTTCTTTAAAGCTAAAAAGTTAATTCCGTTAAATGAATTAGTAGGACGGTTGGTTAGATTATAAAGATTATAATAGGTATGTATAATATTATCTTTTATAGAATAAGGTTTCCAGTTTAATTCAAAGTGTTTATCTAAAGTTTTTTCGTCTAATAAAATGCCTTTCTCTTCTACCTTTTTATATTCTGATATAAGATCATCGTAAATATTATCATTGCATTCTTTACCGATATAATTTTTTATTGATTCATACAAGCATTCGCATTTTTCATAATGCTTTGAAATAGGAATAATTTTATTAATATTAGGATCGTGATAATATTTTCTATAATAATCCCTATGAACTAATGTATCACAGTCCATATCAGGTATAACATTTTCCTGGTCTAAAATAGTAAAATTAATATCAACAAGATTCTCTGAAGGAATAAAATAAGAATGTAATTTTTTATCCAGGCAGTATATTTTATCGTGTTTTGATAAAAACTCTACTATATCTTCTTTTTGAAGAGAAAACGCTTCACTATGATCCAGGGGTAGAATATAACCTTTATTATTGCTTCTATAATATAATAAAGATACATCGTTATTAATAGGATGATAATTACTGTTATAAAGTATAATCTGAATAAAAGGGTCCCCATTAGTTCGTAATTGTAATAATTGTTCTTTCGTTTCTACTATATAAAACATATAACCTTAATTTGTTCATAATATATAAAATTATTTTCATATAAACAACTTTATGCAGTTGGTCTTGCAAATTTATCATACTTATCTCCGATAAATTCTATTAAACCTCTAAATGCCTTATCCTTACTTTCTACTAATCTTCTATTAGTATCTATGATTCCGGCTATTTTATACTGCTTATCTTTTCTATCATCTCTTAAAGGCCCGGTTATCTGCCAGAATACATCTATGGCCTGATATGTAACATAATCATATACTTTATCTTGCTTTGTAATAGATAGATAAGTTTCTTTATTTATTTCAATAACATAACCTATATCGTTTCTTTTTTTAGCAAAATATCTCATTATATATCCTTTCAGATAGTCATTAGTAGTTGGTTTAGGATAAAATTGAGTTGGTATAATATATAAATTAACATCTGTTACATTTGGATTATTAATATAATTTTTAGTATTTGTATCTACCAATATTCCTCCTTTAGATTTTACATTACCTTGAAATAAGGAATTATTATTTATTAACGGTGATAGTTCCTGTGAAGAACCGTTTATAGGATTTTTACCAGAATACACTTTACCGCTATAAGTTTTATAATACGCTCCTATATATTCTTTTCCGTTTATAATAAATTCACCTCCCTTTGTATAGAGATTAGTTATAATTTTACTTTTTGGAAAATATTTTATCATACGTTAATATTTTAAGATAGAAATATAGTTGATTCTTTTTTTCTTCTTTTTATTAAAACATCATATACTTTACCTCCACCTGTTATAGGACCTCTGGCAATATTATTAGCTGCAGCTTTATAATTTTTAGATTTTATCTCTTGAGCTATATTCCAATTACTTAATGCTCCTGCTCCTGCATTATAAGCATAACTTAGTAATGCTGCCTTTTGATTATCGTTTAATAAATCCCAGTTTTCTTTACCTATTTGTTTAATTACTCCTGGTTCAAAATTATTTTTTACAGTATATATTAATGTTTTGCTGCCTTGTTCTTCAGTTATTACAGTATTAGATTGTACGGATTTTAATTTATTATCTTTATCGATAAACTTATCATTACCATATCCTACTCTATAAGCATTTACATCCCAATACGCTTTTTCTCTAAAGCCTTCTTCGGTTTTTAATATATTATATGTTATTTGTAAATATCCTCCTGATAGATTAATATTACCTATATCTACAGGTTCTGATGATATATTATTTGATGTTTGTCGAGAGCCTTGGGCAGTTCCTATATCTGCAGCACCTAATTCATTACTTAATTTTTTGGTTGAGTCAGGGAGATTAATCATTTGACCCTTTATAGTCGTAGTCCATTGATTACCTTCTATACTCTGATCAAGACCCATAACTGCGAATCCTACTTTAGAAAAACCGTTAGTAAGATACTGCATAGGTAATAAATCAGTGGGAATAATAAATCCTTCTAATAATGACATCCCGCTTATACCGTCCATAGTAACATTTAATTCTAGAGGTAATACAGGTTTTATAGATGTTGATGGAGTATCTGCCTTTAATTTATTAGCTGCTGTACTGTAATAATTTTTAGCTATATCAGCATTAGTTTTATTATTTAAAAAACCGTTATATATTGAAACTATATGATTATTAAATATTGCTGCTGAACTTATATCACCTGTTGATTTTTCATTTGTATCTTTAGGATTATCAGCTACTTCTTTAACCAACATTAATCTATCTGTTAAATTTTTATTAATATTACCGAATGAAGAAGCATCTTCATTTAATTCTCCTAAATTACCTGCCTGAGAGCTTATGGCAATTTGATTACTCATTGCCGTGCTTACTCCGGTTTTTAAAGTAATATTTCTTGCTATTGAATTTCTACCGAATATCGGAATAGCAGCTATTCCAGCTGTAGTATAATTAGTATCTATAGTTGTTTGACCTGACGGTGGATTTACGTATTGATCATCGTAAATTCTAACAGTATTTCCTTCATCATCATATCCTACTCTAAAGTTATTTAAATTACCTAAAGATTTATTTATCTCTGCAAGTACAGTTTCAAGAAATGGTCTTAAATAAGAATTAGATTTTTCATTCTGTTTTTGCTGAGCGTATAAAGTATTAATAATAAAATCAATATTTATACCGATATTCATTATATTTCCTCTAGATTCGTCTATTTCAGTTTCATTACTAAATCCTGTATTAATAAATTTAGATACTGCGTCTAATGATGTGTTAAATAATTGATTTTTATTAATTTCAATACTTTGAAATAAACTACTATATCCTTGTTGGGATATATTAACCGGGATTAAGCAAACTGAAGGATCCACAGAAAAGTGAAATTTCGTTGTTAAGCAGAAGTTTGTTTTAGGGTTAAAATCAATATAGATATATGGTTTTTTTAACGCAGTTTCTTTTGCAGATAAAGCATTTTTTTCATAAAGAATACTATTATTATTAATATAATATAATAATAAACCTAATTTTATGTATATATAATTAGATGTTTCTCCTTGACTTGAATCATCACTTATTGTAGATTTATAAGCAGTAAATAATTCTCTAAAATCTACATCGGGTATTTTATCTACATCATCCCGATTTTCTGCCATTATTTCAGTATTAAATCCTTTCCTTATACGGTATCCTAGCCTTTTTTTAGGATCTGTAGGTATTTCAGATTTAGTTTTAGGTGATGGTTCATTTTCTGTTTCTGTACGTATTTTATCCAATACTCCAGTTTTTAGTTTACTAGTAATAAAATCATATAGATCTATTTTACCTTCTGTTCCTCTGGCAACTGCTTCATCTCTTAATTCTATTAAGAATTTATCAATATTGTTAGTTATTGTTTTTGGCAGGGTAGATTCCGGTATTCCTAGGTCTATTTCAGGAGCTTGATCTGGTGTATTAGATTGATTAGTAAATTTACTGGGATCATAATTATATACTATTCTTCCTATTGTATATTTTTTAGTAATAATTATATTACCGTCTTTATCTTTCGTACCTTTATCATTTAAAAAATTATCTGCTGCAGTTTCAGTTACTGATTGTTCAACTTGGGTAATATTATATAGATCACTATTCTCTATAGGTGTATTAGTTATATTTTTATATATTTCAGTTATAAATGCTATAACCTGATTTCTTCTAATACCTGACGCTCCTACTCGATTAGGTTTTTTATCAATTATTTTTAATTCTACGCTAATATCTAACGTATTATCTTTATTTGTAGGTGTTACATTACCTATATCAATCGTCAACGTACCTTCATCAACTTTAAATGGTTTTATTAAATTAGGAAGTGATTCAGTTACGTAAACATAATAAAAACTTTTTAATGCAGGAAAACTTATGTTTTTAGCTTCTTCATCCTCTGTACCAATAAGTTTAGATCTATTAGAATATGGATCTTCTAATATATTAATATTCTTAATAAAATCTTCATAAGGTATTTCATATGTCAATCTAATAGTATTGCAAGTTGCTTCACTATATGAGTCACTTTTAAATGTACCTTGTACTTCTCCTGTTTTAATATTAAAAATCTTAGGTTCTTTTAATTTTAAATCATTAGTTAATTTGATTATTTTTTTACCATTTACTAATTTTAATAATTCAATTTTAAATTTAGCTGCTTCTGTGATATCACTAGGAGTATTTTCATTAGTATTTGGGAAATCAACCTCAGTAAATGAGTTTAGAGCTGCACCAGTATCATCGTCTGGATCGTATATTTTAAATTTATTTTCTTTTGATATTAAACATTTTTTTAAAGATGGTATTTGATCAATATTTAATTTTTTACCATTATATTCAACAGAGGCTATTTGAGTTGGTAGCTTTGTTGACACTGGTATAACGTATGGTGGTTTTAATTTTGTATCTGGTCTTAGATTACTTATTAAATATGTGTATTTAAAATCACTCGCTAATGAAACTTTAAGTAGTTCATTATAATTTATTCTTACCCTTTCTGAACCATCTAATTGATAACTTTGACCGGTTTGAGGATATATGATTTGATTATCTTTTATTTGAGGAACTTTAGGTATAGGTGGAGGTGTAGTTGGTTGGGCTTTAGGTTGAGTGATCCCGTCAGCTTTATTTTGAGTACTACCTTCATACCCGCCGTCGGTCATACTAAAGGTTTGATTAATTTTTAAAGAATCAATAACAGATCCTAAACCCATTAACTTTAGATTACAGTCATATCCTCCGTTTGTATTTATGCTCCATTCGTAATTACTTACAGCACCATACATAGCGTCATAATTACCTTGAGAAGCTCTCTTTTTTTCGCTTATTTTTAATAATACATCTTCTTTAGATGATATAGTATTTATATCAAATACATCTATTGGATATATATTATTCGACTGTATATTCCCGTTATTATCTAAATAACTCGTATGACCCCATTCTAATAAACAGCTAAATCCTAATCTAAAATATAGCATATCTATTATATCCAGCTGCTGTTTATTCCCTACATATAAATTAATAGTAGCTGATCTTAATGAACCTGCCGTACCCATGTGCTGGATTCTAGCTGACTGGATACCAGGCATTATTTTATATCCTTGCTGGGATACTCCTCCTAGACCATATGCAGCACCGTTAGTTATGCTTGCAACTGGATTATTTAAAATTTGCGGATTTTCTTCGATACCGTATCTTAAGTTATTAGTATATATTCCATCAGGACCCTGTAAAGATGCATCTATATATGATGTTCCTCCAAATAATATCCATTTACTAGCTAGAAAAGTACCTTGAGGAGTAGATTCACTTAAATTACCAGCATATCCGCCCTCTACGGTTACAAACGACGTTAATTTTATCCAGCAATTTTTATTAGCTAGAAATAGAATATTATCATTAGTTCTATCAATAGTTGTTGATATATTTTTAGCCCTAATATCTAACTGTTTACTGACGTACTCTTTAAAAGGTACGCCAATTATATTGGTAAACTTCTCTTCAGCCATAACTAATTATTTTGATTTATTCTAGTATATGCATTTATTGCTGTTTGAATATCAAACGGAATTCTTAATTGTGTTCCTGGTTCTGGTACGAGACTATCTCCGGATATATTATTTGCTGCTGCTATTACCCAATATAAACTAGGATCTCCGTAAAAATCATTTGCCAGTAAATCTAGTCTATCTGTTACTGAAGTAATAACGTAATAATCATTACCGCTAACAGGAATTTGCGGGTAAATATTATTAGTATAATATCTCTTACCGATATTATTTTTTATAATTTTTATATATTGATATCTACTAGGCATAATTTATTGATTTCTATCAAATAGATACATTATTTAATTGTTGTAAAAATCCAGGCAGGTTATTATTAACAAAATCTACTGCTGCCCTTTGTTCTGCTTCGTTCTGAAGTCGTATAGCTTCTTCTTCTCTTGCTTTCTGAAGTTGTTGTTGTTGTATGGTCTCGCTTACTTTTTTATTAACATTAAAACTAACTCCGCGATTTTGATTAATTAATGATTTACCTGAAACTATTCTGTCTTCTGTATTTAATGTAATTCTTCTTGGTAAGAAATCATGTAAAGGGGTAAATTGACAATCCGCTTTAATAACATGCGGTAATTGATATGACCCATTACCTGATTCTAATTCCCAAGGATAATCCTGTTCTATAGTTAAGTTTATACTGTTTAAGAAACCTGGCTGTCTATAAAGATAATCACCTGCAGTCATTTTAACAACTGGGGTTCTCATAAAACTATTAGTTCCGTAATCTGGATATAGCTGAGAAACAAAAACATTTAATTTATTATATAAAGGCATTAATTCTGCTTTAGATTGTGCTGCTAGAATGAATCCAAAACTTACATTTCTTGTAAATCCGTTATAAACCTGAAATGTTTCACCTCTACCTACATAATTTATAGGATTATAAGTAGCTTGATGATTATCACCGAAATTAGTTAAAAAAGCTCTAAACTGTATAAAGGTATTATAATCACCATACTCTATAGCCTCAAATCCAAAATTTATTAAATCTGGGATATGGGTATCTAAATTAGCCCAAGGATTAAAATTAGCTTTAGGTATTATCTCAGGATTTCGTTTTCCTATATTATCTCCTGTACCTCTTTTACTATCAATTTTATATCTTACTGGTATACTATTTGTTAAATAATCACTTGACTCATCAACACTTACAAAGTTTCTAAAATCCTGCCTTATATTACTATACTCTACATTAGAATCAGCATCATCTGATAGTTTTTTAAGACTAGATAATTGATTATAACTAAAGGTACGCGGTTCGTTAATTAGTGTAGTGTCTTCTGTTCTCCGAATGGTAGTTGTACTGTCACCTCCTACTGAACCTGGACCTCCGTTATATTCAAATAATAAATTATCTAAAGTAGATATACCTAATTGATATGTTATTGATGGATTTTCATAAAAATCTTTACTAATTTTAGTTTTATATAAATTAAATAATCTATTATCACTAGCTTTTTTATTCTTAACTGTATATTCGTATGTATAAAAGAAAGGATTAATTAATTTATTTCCTATTCTATCATAATGTAATCCTGATCCCTGTACTTTAACCTGTTCTAGTAATGATCTTTCATTATATACTCTTGTATATTCTGTTCCTCCTGGACTTATGTTGCCTACCGGTTGTCCGAAAGGTAATGATACCTCTCCTACTTCCATTTTAGGATTAGCAAATTGTAATTGCTTTTGTTTAGCTAAAAAAATATTACCTTGAGATGTTTTTAAGAATTTTGAAATTCTATCTCTATCGTATTTTCCTGTTAAAGGTAACGGGTTTCCGAAATTAGATACATAATTAATAGACGATCCCCCTCTTAACGGATAATCATTTCCTACTTTATTTAATTCATAGAATTCTAAAGTAGCCGGTGCGGCTTTTTCAGGTAAAGGAAACTGTTGAAAAGGCTGCTGACTACTACCTCCCCCGGGTCTATCCTTACCGTAAGGTATAGATTTTTGAGTAAAGTTACCCTGCCCGCTATAGTAGAAGAATTTAGGATCGTTATTTT